TAATATCTTTTTTTCTTGGGGTATCTTCTTCACTCACTAAATCTTTAAGTACAGCTTCTTGTACTTGTTCAGTTTCTTTAGACAATGTCTCATTATCTATATCCGTTTTCTTTCTTCTGGCCATAAGGTATGTCCTCCTTTCCTGTCACTTTGGCTCTTCTAAGCCTTCTACAATTTTTGCATCTTTTTGGTTCTTTGAAGCCTTTAGATGCATACCATTGTTGGTCGTCAACAGTGATTACAAACTTATCACCACATTCAATACATTCTAACTCTTTATCTTGCATTTTATAATTTTCCTTTCTAAAATTATTTTGCTTCAGGTTTTATGGATTGGAACCCAAAATCAAATTGAGGTCCTTCTTTCTTTCCTTTGTCACCAAGCATAACATCAGGATTTTCTTTCAATTTCTCATTTAGTCCAGCTGAAACGCTTTCACTAAATAATGTGTTTGTTTCATCGATTTTGTCTTCCAAATCTACATCTTTGATGTTAGCTATTCTGTCTTGCATAAGTTTTAATACTTTTGGGTCATAACCTTTTTCTTTAACGTAATTTGCAGCTTTCTTCTCTTTAGCTATTATACTAAGTTGATTTTGCATTGACAAATTATCTTGTTTTAATTTATCAAGCTCCTTCTTATATCTTTCAGCTTCAGTAAGTCTAGCATTTTCTTCAGCTTCCTTTGCTTTAGCTTCCATTTCTTCAAGTACATTCTTTCTAATTTCTTCTTCTTTATTTGCTAATGCTCTTTCTTTTTCCTTAAATTCGTTTTCCTTTGCTGCCATAGATTTCTCAATAGCTTTTTGCACTCTCTTATCAAATTCTGCTTGATAAGTTGCATCCTCCAAAATTTCGTCAAATGTTAAAACTTCATCATCGTCCATATTAATCTTTCTCCTTTACTACTTTTATTATCTCACCATCTTCCAAAAGAAATGATGGTGGAGTTAATTGTTCAAAATAACATCCAGCTGCTCCTTTATGACCACCGCCACCAAAGATTTTAGCTGCATAAGAACAATCAATATCTGGTTTGTTAGAATATAAACTAACTTTCCATTTCTTGCCATCAAAACACATTGTAACACAAGCATCGACTCTATTGATTTCATCTCCAAAGAATTCAGAGTTTGCATTACCAACATTTAAGACGGCTAGAGTAATCATACGGTCTACTCCAAAATTGTCTCCTCTTTGAATTTTGTAAAATAAATACTGGTCTCTTAAAGCCTTAGACCACTGATTTCTAAAGTCCCTATAACTTCTACCAGTTCTAACATAATCCAAATAATTATTCTCTAATTTGCTCATTAGATCCATAGACAAATTATTTTGGGTTGCAATGTTTAATAACTCAGCCTGATTACGGTACTGAGAGTCGAGTTTCCATGTGTCCCAAGCATCTACTAATCTAAGCCAATAAGGTATTTTGGATATGAATTCTTCATAAGGCGTTTCTTCGATCTCGTCAATAGTTAAACCATTGAAATAGCACCAAGTAAGAATTGCTCCACAATATTTTGTGCTCCTAATACCATCGACCAATAATTTGGAATCAGTGTTATATCTGTCGATCGCAGTAATGTGATGGTCACACCAAATTAGTTTTCCATCATTTCCCACTCTCTCCAAAATCTCACGGTATTGGGAATTTGTCAATGAGTAGTCTGTGATTGTGACAATATCTCCTGGTTTGATTTTAGACAAATCAGGCTCTTTGTCATAATTCAAAATTGTAAAGGCTTTCTCCTGGCTACTAAAATGGTCACTGACGATATAACCAGATGCATAGCCATCTAAGTCATTATGCGTCAAAATATGAACCATTTTCTCACCTCCATATTACAAAATAAGCTACTCTTTTAGACTCAGGGTCCAGGAAAAGTAGCAAAACCTTGTAACAAAATATAACCCTCGACCAAGTATATTTTCTTATTACACTTTCATTCTATCATAAACAGAAAAATTTCTCAACTATTTTCAATGAGATTTTTCTAAAAAGAGAACTGAGCTACCTCAGTATACTCAGTCCACGGTTTATCTATATTTCCATGAGGGATACAGGTCAGGTCACTCAGGGTCGAACTGAGAATCATTAAAATGTAGGGATAAACTGAAGATAAACCTCTACATCTTACTCGATTAGCCATGCTTGACCTGATGTTGCTAGGGTACTTTGGACTACCCCAGCAAATGATTAGACTTTGAAAAACCATATAGAGAATGTCAGCAAAAACTGAAATCATTTTCTACAATATTATTATAACATATCTCCAAAATAATGTAAACAGTTTTGACTAGAAATTTTGTGATTTTTACCGATAAATTCGTTAGAATTTTGGGATTACTTTTTCTTTGGATGGTCTAAGTCTTTCTTTAAGTTTTGTTTGTAAGGATTTCACTTCAACAATACATTTAGCTTCACTGAGCATTCTCTCTTCCAATGATTTGCTTATTTCATGAACTTTAGCTTTTTTGACCATATCATTCTACCTCCTCACCATAAACTTTAGTATACCCATTGTCCAAATGCTCAACCTTAGTAACTTTCCACTTAAATCCACGAGGTAATAAGACCTCATTTTCTCCAGGATTTCTACTAAATTGACTAATTGAACAACCACTATATTGCTTAATCTCTAACTGAGTAACTCCACCAACTGAGGACCAGCCAGTGGTTGAGGTATAGGAATAATTAGTATAAGTTCTTCCTTCTATATAATAATAGCCTCTATCTCCACCTTCTTGTCTCCAGACAGTTCCCTTATATTTTGGAAGTTTATTTAGCACATTGTCAATTCCTTCTACAGCGTTCTGAACATCAATAGTACATTTATCTACTTCACCAAAATTCTTTCTTAGCTGGTCATTTATACTCATGTAATTCACTCCTGTGTACTCTTCAATTTTCTCTATTTCCCAGTCTTGTATATTATACTTTTCTTGGAGCTCCTTCTTAGAAAGTTTTTCTTCTTTCTCAATCTGCTCCTCTCTATCGTCTTGTCCAAATTTACCACTTCTGGCCATAGCCTGGCTTAAAGACTCTCCATTCCTTATGAATATTCTACGACCAGAAATTGTTCTCCACACACCATCTTTTTCTTCTTCCATTTAATTACTCCTTTCTTAGATTATCTAAATCCTCAGTCTTAAAAGTAACTTTGTGAGTTTTACCCTCTTCATCTTCATCCTCAACCTCAAATATTGTCACTTGCTCACCATCTTTAAGTTTTGATGTTACAACAGCAGTTTTTATAGCAAAACCATCAGATTTATAATTTTTATTTTGCTCTATGTCGTATCGTCTATCTGCCACTACATGACCATCAGGATCTGTCCACCACTCATATACTACAAAATCACATCTACAGTTGGGATGAGGCATTTGCTCAGGAATATTAAATAGCATTTGTCTATCCAATGAAGCACATGTCTTACAAACTTTCTCATCCTCACGAGTCTTCCACATGAACTGAAGATGCATAGTTAATTTAACCTCACGTTCTTCCTCTTTTCCAGTTTCCTCGTCTTCATATAATACTCTTTCTTTTCTAGTTGGAGGATTTTGAACCATTTTATTTAATAGCTCAACCATCTCAGTTCTGACTTGCTCAATAGCTCTATTACTAAGTATCGTCATCATTTTATTAACAGCCATCTTCATATTATTAGCAAAAGTTGTTTCATACTTTGGATTGTCAGCATTATAAGAATAATTCATTACTGCGTTATATGAGTACATATACCATAAAGCCCAAATATCTTGTTGCCACCACTTTTTATAGTCCATATCTGCCATTGTGGTATCATAGACTCCATCTCCCCACTTATCAAGGATAGGTTGTTTTAAATAATAGTCTTTGTGAACATCACGAGTAAAAGTTCTTAGTTCGCTAAACTCATCAAAGTTTAGCACTTCAACCAAAATAGCTAATGCTCTAAGTCGATTAAACTCAGCCTGATTTCTAACTTTGAACTCTATACCATATTTATTCTTTGTCGTCTGGTTGTACTTCCTTATCAGATTTTGGTTCATCTTTGTTGGTATCATTATTTCTGCTATCGCCTGGTTCTTCCTCTCCATCATTATTTTTGTCATCCTCTTCAGTCTGGTTGTTAACATTTGCCATTGCTGCATTCATTTCATCCTCCTTTCTTTGTTTCTCAGTCTCCCAGTCATAGCCAAGTTTTTCTATGATTGTTTCTTGAGATAGGACTCCATTTAGTTGCATCATTCTCTCGATTGTTTCATCTGTCATAGATGGTAGATTAGAGTTAATTGTAATTGTAACATTGTCCATAGCATAATTTCCACCACCTTTTAAGTTTATTCTTTCAAGTAACATTTTATATCTTTTATACATTAAAGATTTTATACCATCTTCTATTTCCGAAAGGGTTATATGCATAACGTAGAATTTTCTATCAATAGCTGAAGCGTTAAGGTCAGCTGAATTGAAAGCTAAATCAGCAGTGTTAGGAATTCCACACATTTGAAAGATTGTATCGACATAATATTTTAGCATTGTTGTAACTTGACCAGCATCCACTGGCTTAATTAACCAGTCAGCATCTCCTTGTGGCTCAACATAGAATGTCTTTCCAGCTAATACATAGTTGTCTTCATCTACTCTGGCTTGGTTAAGTATCATTGGCTTTTTATCTTTAGTTGCAGGGTCAGGATTAGGTATCATAATTGGATTTTGTGCTCTATAACCCACTATCTTCATTTTACAATCTGTGTCATTGTATTGGTATGTATTTCTAACGTTATTGATTAAGTCTTCGTAAGCTTTTATAATCGAAGCGCATCTGTCCAAAATACTAAAATCACTTTCATACACATTGACTGGAACTTCCTTCCAATTATGCTCTTTCTCACTCTCTAGTTTTAGATGTTTCTCATTAACTCCCTCTTCCTCAGAAGCTATTTTTCTATTATCTCTTGAGTAGACTTGGATTTCACCTGGAAGATAAACTCTATACCAATATTTTGTCAAAGTTCCTTCCTTAGTTTGAAATACTGAAATAACAGCTTTTAGTTTTGGGTCTATTGAATTGTCCCAAACTGCCACTGTATTAAGAGCATCCAAGTTCAAATATTTAAGTTTGTTTTCTTGGTCCTCCATCACTCTTTCATAAGTTGAACCATAAAGTAATGCTTGTCTGAATAACTTAATTTCTTCTTGGACATCATCGTTTTGAACAGCTAATGTATTTAAGATATATCTTAGCTCGTCAGCATATTTGTCATCCACTGGGTCTTTTCCAAATAGAGTTTTACCTAGCTTTTGCTCAACCTCACTAGAAACATCCACATCATAAGTAATTTCTCCAGCCAAATAACCAGTTGCTATATCAACTATGAATTTCTCAAATAAGATCTGTAAATTATCACCATTGCCTTCTATCTCTCCATCACTCTCAAAACTAATTCCTCTTGAGTATCTTTCCCAAAGAGATTTTCTCTTGGTTAGGACTTGGTCTACTTGGTCAAATAATTCATTCTTGTTGGTATCTTTGAACTCGTCATAGATTACTATCATATACTAATTACCTCCCTTAAAATATTTTTCTACGATTTCATTGATAAAGTCATTCGAGCATGCTACGATTTCACATACATCTTCATTTGTAAATGTCTTATCTTCTCCATGCTGGTTGTGACCATATTCCCACATCCAAACATGTGCCAGTTCATGTTTCAAAGTTCTAATTCTTGTGGTCTTATCAACCCAATCTAATAGCTTAATGGTTCTAGTATGATATTCAGTCTCTCCAATAGTTGTGATTTCATCACCTATGTTTGGAACTTGTATGATAGTCCAAGTCTCACCATTCAAACTAAATGTCATAGTGTCCAGACTCATCGATGTTGCCATTCAAGCCACCTCCTTTGCTAGGAAATTGTATTACTAAACCAGGTTTATTTTGTTTTTTAGGATGCTCTTTATCAAACTCAGATAAATCACCACTATCTAATATTTGTCCAGTTGCTATATTATAACCTTTCCTTTGACAATTTGGACAATATAACTCTTTAAGCCAAACCTTCTCGTTCCATGTGCCAATATAGCGATAGCCACAATACACACAAATTAACTCACCAGAAAGATGAGGCTCCATACAATCGATATCAACTATCTTACCCATTAGTATCACCACCTCTTCTGATTGCTTGAAAAGCCATAACAATCCAAGCAATAGAAAATACGAATTTTAGTATTTCATATTCTCTAGTATTTTTATCTAGAAATTCTCCAGTCGCTTTAGATTGTATGCTTAAATCAAATACTCCCATACATATTCCAATATAAAAGCATAAGCCAATTCCAAAATAAATTACTAATGCTAAATAAAGTCCATACATCTTTTCATCTCCTTCTAAAATAATCTTTGGTTCGAAACTTTCATTCCAACTCCTGACCAATAATCCTCAGTTGCATATCTAGCAGCATCTCTAAGGTGGTCATTACCATCTGGTATTTTGGTTGTAACATTGCCATATTTGTCTCTTGCATACTCAGCTGTTGTGAATTCTCTCCAGGCATTAGGTGTTCTGGCTGGGTCGATATAAATATGATTAAGTTCTTGTAGCCACTTAGTACCAAGCTCTCTTGAGTTGGGTCCTTTCTTGGCCTCGAGACAATATAAACCAGCATTGTTCAACTCTTCAATGACACGTTTGTCAATTTCACAAGTAATTGGTCCATAAGAGTGCCATTTTTGTCTAACTTTCTCAGCTATTTCAGGTGATGTAAGTCTTTGCTCATACACCTCATTGAGTATATACAAATCACGATGTGTCTTATCATAATACATATCGATATAAGCTGTTGGGTCAGGAGCAAATCCAAAGTCAATTCCCCTAAGTATCAAGTCAAAAGATTTCACATAATCGGGGTCATAAGTATATCTGCTAACATTAGGATAGATTATAGCATCAGGATCTCCAGGTTTTCCAAGTATAGTGTGCTCATACTCTTTAGGTCTGTACTTTTTCATGTCCTCAATTTCTTCCCATATCTCAGCTGGTATAATATTTTTAGGTAAATCATAAACTGTTGTGTGTTGATAATAATATTTGTCTCTCGTTCCCCACTCAACATTCAATGGATGCTCTGGACTAAATGGAGTATTGAAAGTATAAGTAACTTCGAACTCATTACCATTTCTAAATAATGAAAGTAAAACTTGACGAATAGCTTTTGGGTCTGTGAACTCGTCAGCCTCTTCAAACCAAATATAGGCAAAATAAGACTTGACTAACTTTATAGATTTTATTTTTCTAAAGTCATCTGGCTGGTTAAGCATAGAGAACATTATAACTTGATGAGAATTTTTTCTTCTGATTTGTAATGGTGAATATACCATCTCGAACTCATTCTCAACACCCAAGTCATAGATAGCATTGACGTACTCATTAAAAACTGAACCTTGTAAAGTATTACCAAATTTTCTAAAAGCTATGCAAGATTTTGTCTTAGTTGGATCTTTAAGCATTCCCTCAATATGTGACCTTGCAACTTCAGTTGATTTGCCAGAATATCTTCCACCACGTAAATAGCGTCTTGAGCACTTAAATTCAGGGAGATGCATTTTCCAATATACGGGTAGGTGGATTTCACTAAGCCTCTTCAGTATCATTAGCCCCACCTTCTTTCTCCATCATCTCCATGTATTTTGCCTCGATGTCATCCACGAAGTAAATTCTTTCTTGGCCATCATTTTCTGCTTCAGCCATTAACATCTTGATAGCATTAAGTCTCTCATTGAAATTGGGAGTAAGATAAACTAAATCTGCATCTTTGCCAACATAGTCTTTTCTTTCAACTTCACCTTTGGCAATCTTTTCTAGTAAGATTTTGAGGTCAGTTTTAGTCAGACGTCTTTGTGGCTCATTAGTATCTCTGCAACGCTTTAACACCTCAATAACATCTGGGTCTTGTGATAATACCCATAAGTCTTTAGGAAGCTCACTGTCATCTTTGCGTAGCCATCTCTCATGCAGTTCAGCAACTAATTCTAAATCATGTGGGTTCTCATTAGTAAAGCCCAGCTCTTCAAAATAGTACTTGACTTTTTCTAATGTGGTCATAGCTGATGTGTTTTGAGGTACCTCTTCATTTGTTTTACTGGTATCATTGCTAATTTCCTTTTCAGGAGTTTTACTTGTCTTTGACATGAATTTTGCCTCCTTTCTTAGATTTTAGCATTAAGACGAGGGCCATATTTCAATTTTAAGCCCCGTTAATATGACCGGATGATAAATTACCTTAGCCATATATTTTATTTTAAAATAGGTTAGCTAATGGAATAATGAGATGGGGCTGAGTAATTGGTCCAATAAATCATAAACATCTGACAAAGCTCTATCAATTTCGTCATACTCAGATGTTATTTTTACCATACTACTCATTCCTTTCTATTTTGTTTGATTTCATTTTATCACATTCTCTTGAAAAACTAAATAGCTTTCTCTCCAATTTCATTGAATAACTGTAACCAAAATTGACCTTTATTTTTGGTTTCGGCTTGGTTACACTTTTAATTTCGTCTGTACCCCTTGGTATTATTATATGTTTATTTTATTTGTAATTATGTAACCAAATTTATTATACTTATGGTATATTTTATATAAGACAATAACAATGACGTAGTGAAAATTAAAAATATATGAAATAGGGGGCGCCCAATTTTGGTTACGTGATTACTAGTCCGAATGTGTCAACCAATAGGGTTTGGCCCCTTGTAACCAGAAATCAAACATAGTTACAAACCCCAAATTTGCCCCTAATTCTCTATATTTTCTTCATTTTCTGCCTTAGCTTTTCTTGCTTCAGCCCTCTCCTTTTTTAGTCTTCTTTCTTTTTGAGCCTGACCAACAGTTCCACGTTGATAAATTCTATAGTTCTTTCCTTCAAATCTTTGTTGTCCTAAAATCCAATTTTGTGGTAATTTCTTTTTGAACCTAGTGTTGAAAGTCTTTTGATTTTCAATGTTGTTATAATATTGACCCATGCACCATTCGTAGTAATCGTGGTAGACTTGTTCACTAAATTGGCCATCAAGCCAATTCCAAAATCCTTCGGCTTCATGTGTTTCTATCATATATTCCAAAAATTGTGAAATTCTATCTTTATTCTCATCAATGAAATCCTCTTCAAGTTCTTTTTGTTTTGGTAGAACGGTCAAATCTCCTCTGATTACTGCCTCACGATGTGCCAAAATTCCTTTGGTTAAAATATAGCGTAGACCATTATTTCCTGGCTCTCCCAATATTTTATCTTTCAGAAAGATGTCCATCTCTCCTGATTCTAGTTCTAATTCAAAAGGAATAAATGATAATCTTCTAATCATACCTTTAGTGCTATCAGCTATTCGGGGAATTTCATTACAGCACATTACAAATTGACTGTTGGGCTTCCATTGGATTGGGTCTTTATGTTTGATGTTTACTTCAATATCTGAGCCATCTATTAATGACTTAAGTAAACCGGTCTCTCTTAAAGTGGTAATTCCCACATCGTCAGTAACATTACATATACCCTTATAAACATTTTGGAGAGCAAAATTGTCATTGATATTAAGTATGTTTGCACTTGTCATTAGTCTTCCCATAATTTCTTTGACTAACTTTAGTAATACTGATTTTCCATTAGCTCCAGAGCCATAAAATATAAAGATTTTATTGATTTTCTTTACAGGAGCCAGCATACATCCAACACATTCCCAGATGACCTTTTCTACCATGGGGTCATTACAACTGATGTCTTTCATAAATTTATAGGCCATACCCTCTTCACCTAAAATTTTGCCATTCTCACCAATCTTTGGAGCTTTATCTACATTTAAAGTTCCATCAGCTTTTGACTTTTCATACTTTCTAATTAGCTCTTCTCCACGTTTCTCATAATCTTTGAGCTCAGACTCACTCATAATTTCATAGGGATAAACTATATCTGTAACTATAGTTCTGGTCATTTCTTTTGGAGGTTCATTAGCTACTACGTTAACTAGCTTATTATTGCATACTATATAATTTTCATTCCTGGTTGCTTTATAATCGGGATTTGTTAAAATCATAATTGTCACCTGCCTTAAAATTTCTTCTATTTTTTGTGTTGTGATATTTAAGTCCTTATATTTTTGTATCAAATAATTTTTGATGGTCTCAATATAATTATCATAATGTCCCTTTGCTTCATCAAAGAAAAGTATTTCTCCATTATATGATTTACAAGACCAAGTATCGATAACATCTTGTGCCTGAGTTGATAGCAAAGTCTTCTCATCTTGACCTCCCACCTGTAAATCGTCATATTCCTCCTGTCTGGTTGCTGTGGTGAACTCAGTATCTCCGAGGCTTTCACCAAATACATAAGTATTGATAATGCTTGCGGCTTCGTGGTATTGCTCCCAGGTCCATCTCGCCTTTTTACAAAATTTTGCATACTCATGGTGCATCCAGTTATTTCTACCACCGCCATCACCTGATGACATTCCGAATGCTTGCTCTAAAGTTTCCCTAGCAGCTTTTGGTGCATGATATAAAAAGTAAGGAGCTTCGTCTAGGTCATCGTCAGTAATTTTAAGACCCATTCCTAACGACTTATCAAAGCCTATATAAGTTTCAGGTCTATCTTCATCGTGTAGTCTCATTACTTGGCAGTTAATTTTTCTGGTTTGTGATACGCCACATCCCTTGATGTCACAATCCAGACCTAACCAGTTAGGACCAGATCCATCAGAGATCTTTTCAAGGGAGGTCTTAAACATAAAATGAGCTCCTCTGGTTGTCTTTAGTTTTTTGCATTTATAACCCAGAGCTCTAATAATTTCTTCAGCTTTAGAGGCTAACTCTTCACTATCGAAATCGAAGAAAACAAAGCCAGGGTTAACTCTTCTGACATAATTGCATCCCAATTTTTTGATTTCCTCATAAGTAAACTTCTTGCTAAGGTTAGGTTGCTTTTCAATAGATTTGCCATCCTTATCAACTGACCCTGTTGCAGGAAGTGGTGAGTACCAATATTGGTTTTCTTTCTCCTTCTCTGACATAATCTAATACACCACCCTTCTAATTATTTGCTTCGTCCTTCGTAGTGAATATTGGTCTAAAACTATCTAGAACTTTCCTCCTTCTAATTGCATTCATAATTGCCACAACCATTCTCATACGAATTCCACGTTTGTTCTTTCTCTCACTGTTTCCAAATACCATTGACCAGTGTGCTCTACTTATACCAATTTCACTTTCAATTGAATTTGTGTTGAACCCACATTTGTCAACCATCTCTTTAAGTTTTTCCAAGTCTACTTTCACTCCTGTGTTGATTAGTTCAATATCTTCGTTAGTCAACTCAATTTCTTCAGTGTTTAAGTGTAATCTGTCTTTAAGCCTTTTATCAAGAGCCAAAATATCAAACCAAATCAAATCACATTCTAAGAATTTGTTTTCCATAATAAATCCACCTTTCTTCAAAATTATTTTTCGCTATGCTGGTCATATAACTTCCAGTCAGTGAGCTCTTTTGCTAATTTTACGAGGTCAGGGTTTATTCCACCATTACCCCATTTGTCTTTTGTTCCTTCTATAACTTCTTTCTTTCGATGTATGATTTTCTTTGATGGTTTCCAACGCCAAATCTCTTTGGACTCACCAGCGTTAATTCTATCAACCATCTCGTAGTAAGCATTGTCCCATGCTGTCCTTGCTCCTTTGAATGTTGAAGGGTGCTCGATATTATCGAACATATAGTCAACATCTGAAGTAAAAAACTTGCTTAGTTCAAAGTCTTTCCAGTGATAGCCCATGCAAACTAATCCTCCAAAACTAACTCCCTTCTTTATAGTAAGCAGCCCAATGTTAAGTATTATTAGACTAACACCCATAAACTTACATTTAGTTTTTGCTTCAGTTATTAGATTGTGTATAAGTATTAGGTCATAATATAGGTTATAAGGAACTATAGATGCTCTCATATTAACAGTGCAAATTCTAGTTCCAAATTCATCGGGTCTGGAGATTTCAAAATCTATCAAACATTTGCCAGCTGAGTGATTTCCTCGTGACTTGGTTTGCTCTTTAAAGCTATAGTAAATTTTATTTTCTTTGTTAAATTGCAATAAAGCTAAATTCCAATTGTCTTCATTGACATATCTTTTACGTAATAACTCATGTTTTCTAGGTCTTCTGAAATTTAGTTTGTCTAATCCATCAAGGTCATCCATGTCGATATATACTGTTATATTCTCTTTGGCAAACATTCCTTTTCTAAGTGATATAACCACATCACTTAGTCCATATAGACATTCTCTATAATTTCTAAAATGAAACACATTAGGAATTTTGTCCATATCGTTCAAGGTGTAAATATTATCATACTTTGGACCCATTGGCTTGACTCCTTTCTTCCCACTGTTTTTCTAATTCTTCCAAATTATGATGTCCAAATAGAACTAATTGTTCCTTCCAGTAATCTCTTTCTTTTTCAAGTTCCTCGTATTCTTCTATCATAATGTTAGCATTCTCTAGTAAATTTCTAATTCTCTTCTTTTGTTCAGCTATTTTGGCTTTGTCAGTTGAACTTGTGTCCACATAATCACTCACAATGTTATTAGCAGCATACAAATCAGATTGTAACTTTTGAATATAAACTAAAGTCTCTTTAATGTTAGCCACTAACCAGTCATTACTTATAGCTTTTCCATTTTCAACTATATTTTCTAAAGCTTTGAGACATTTTGGTTTTTCTTCATCTTTCATATTTGTCTCCCGTCTCTAATATTTTGTCTTTGTTCATCTAACCAATCGACCTCCATTTCGTCTTCCCATTGAGTTATAACTCTGGATTGTATTTTTATTTTTTCGTAATTTTTAAAGTCTTTTCTATGATGTTTAAAGAAATGCTTTGCACTATCTATATCTCTGAATTTTCCTTCTCTATACCATTTTTCAGTGCCTTTCTTTAAGCCAGCAATACTATATTGTTTCATTTCCTCTTCCATCTAACCACCCTCTTTCTTTACATACTTCAACTATAGCTAATAACTCATCCATTGACAAAGGTGTTGGAGTGTATTCATTATCAATAGTAGCATAGCAAACAACGTTTCTTCGATGTAAATCAAACTCAATATGCTCTAAACCTGAACGTCCATTCTCCAACTTTAATTTCTACCATAATTATTCCTCCACCCATTCTATTTTATTGAATTTGCAAAGTCCACAATTACTTCTTTCTGGTATTTCACATTTGTCTGTTATAATCGTTTGCTTTGCAAATTCTTCTTTTGGTTTCCACTTGTCATACTTTTCACAATATAAGTACATCTCTTTCATAAAATACCTCCAATTCCTTAATTTTATTAATTTTTAATGATATTTTATAAAATTCGAGGGCTCAAAATTGATTTTAAGGGCCTTTTTATATCATACCCATATAATTACCTTAGCTGATTTTATAATTTCATTGAGCCCATCAAAACAGAATTTCTAGGGCCTAAAATGTAGTAGGTAAATCCTTTTTGAATGCATGAAGTGAGCCAGCAAAGTAAATTAGCTTTCCAACTTCAAGACCACATTCTTTAGCCACATATTTCAGTAATGATATAGCCATCCAAATATCATAAGGGTAATGCTCACCAAAGTCATTACTTCTAATGTTATAAATTATGTCTAATTTTCCATTTTGGTCTGTAATAAATTGATAGTACATTGAGCAAGGAATTCTCTTAACTCCTCCACGATTTTCACTATCTTTGTCTGAGTTGTAGATCTCAATAATTCCTTGTCTTGTGTTTACATCATTTTTGATTACATCTATAGTTTTTGCTAATTGTGTTCTAATTCTTTCATTGTAAGTGTAGCTAAACTTTCCGTCATGTAAGAACTCATCCCAAACGGGTCTTAATTTATAAGCTTCTCCAGGGTTGATATACTCTGGGCTTATTCTTTCTTTAAAATCAGCTTTGCACCATTCAAGGCTTAAGCCATTACCAGTTATCATTTCGTCCATGTCACTAAAGTCTAAGATAGCGTATGAATAACCAACTAATTCTTTCATTGTATACTCATCAAGTCCTTCGATATTTTTATCTTGGACTGTTTTATTGTGTTTGATTACGCCCATCTCTTGTAAGTCACGATGAACCTCAGACATCATTTCTTTACAATTTTGGTATATTCTCATTATAACTTCCACCTTTCTCTTTGTTCATTTATTCGTTTTTCTAAGTCTCTCATGTTCTTATTATTTTGCATAGTCTTTTTCATAAGTCTGTAACTTGTTGGAACCATCAAAAATAAATATAGTAAAGCAGATAATATGAGCCAGACTGTCCAAAAGTAATGACCTGTGAAATAGTCAAGGATGGCAACTACAATTTGTAATATCATTATAGCAATTGTCATTACTAAATTAAGCCAAGGAAACTTTTCAAAAATTGTTCTTTTGAATTTTATTTCTTCGTTCATAATTTGCCTCCATTCTAATAACCAGACTTGTCATTAGTACCCACTCCCGTTGTCTGAATTGGTTAACCTTGTTCTTTCTGGTGTATAAATCATAAATGTCATTGTAATCATTTCCATTAGCAGCAAAGACATCTAGTAAAGCAAAGAATACTTCTTTTAGTTGATGGTCTACTTTATCTAAATCTGTTAAAACTTCATCTTGTTTCCAAGGTTTTAATTTCAAACAATTTCCAAGCATTCCAAGTTGATAGCTAACTTCCCAATAATTCAAAATAATGTCATCGATGTAAACTCTTCTACCTCTTTGGACATATTCTTCGAATGTTTTAATTAGCCATTCTGGAGTTTTTCCAATTATAATTAGCATTTCCAAATAGAAGTGTAAGGCATCTGCTAACTCCTCAGAACGATGTATGTCATATTCTATAACTTGGGTTTCTCCTTCTTCGTTTTTGATTTCTTTTTTAACTAATACTTGCATGTTAGGGTCTCTAATACTTTCATAACTTTCTGCTACTTCTTCGTTAACCCTGTTTATGAAGTCTTTAACCCATTTTTGGGTTTCTCTAGTCTGAATGCTTTTAAAATTTTCTGGCATTTTTTCAATTTCTTTATATTTCAAATAGACATTATATTGTCTATCCCACATGTCTCTAATCCATGTCTTGTGATGGAATACATCACCTTTATAATCAAGAATATTCATAGTTTTTCTCCTTTCTAATCAAGTTTAGCGAGTTCTTGTTTGATTAGCTCCAATGATTTTTCTATACCTAGCTCAGTTGTGTCAAGCTTAATCTTTGGTAGTTTGCTCATTTCGAAAGCTCTATTATATCTTTCTTGTAACATTTTAATTTGTTCTTCCTTAACGAAGTCTTCTCCACATGTCTTAAATCTCTTAGCTACTATTGCTGGGTCTGTTTC